GAAAACACAAACCAACACGAAGAACCTCACTTCAAACAACTCAAAACACGCCCATACCACCGTCTCAGACAGATCGACAGCTTGAGAAAGCAAGATCAAGGGATATGGCCCGTGTTAGAGAAGCCCTCTCCAACTTTACCGACCCTGCCGTCAAGGTAGTTCTACAAAACGACCACTACCAAGAATTCAAGAAAACAATGGCGCGCACTAAACTCTCAAACCCGTACGCTCTGAAAGAAACTGAAGCGGACACACTCGAGAACCTTGAAATTCTTTCGAATCCGTTCGCCATAGAAACCCACACTCATGCGGCGGCTAAAGCAATTGAGAACGACCTCTATTTTGTCGCATCACACCAACTCCCGGCTGAGCCAATCACCTTCCTCTTCATGAAACGCAATAAGTTGGCGCAATTCCGACGCGGCCCCCAACAAGGGGACATATTTTTAAACAAAATTGTCGAACCAAAGGATATTGCAAGATACCCGGAAGACACCTTGATTGACAGTCTGCACGTCAACACCGAGGTAGCTTTCATGGGTGACACCCTCCATTTCCTCTCCTTTCATTTCCTCGGTAGACTTTTCCATTTGAATAAGAATCTACAAACTTTAGTGGCCACAATGGTCCTCCCAGCTGAAGCTAAATACAGGATGGCCAGCCTTCACCCAAATGTGTACACTCTCTCATACTTTGGCGAACACAATTTCATCTACGCCCCGGGTGGCCACCATGGTGCGGAATATGTCCACGACTTCAAACAGTTAGACTGGCTCCGAGTCGGAAGAGTAAGATATAAAAATCAGATAATAACTGCGCAGCGCATTGAATCAAAAGCGGCTAACCACCTCTTTGTCTTCCAACGGGGCAACTTGAACACACCGCCGCTCAGGGGATTTGGCACATGCAAGAAATACGTCACACTCCCACGGATTTTCCTTCCCAAGAAATTCAATACGAGAGTTCCGATCGAGAAGACGCTGGTGATGCAAATATTTACGTATGTCAAAGGAGTTGCGAAGGTTACCGAACGTGACATCTACGCTAAGGTCAGACAGCTCATCAAAACTGACCAGCTCCAAGGCTTTGATGCCAGCGAATTAGTGCATATTGTCAACTACTTCTGCTTCATAGCCAAGCAAGACTCCATGACCTGCTTCAGCGACATCCTATCAGGCTCCCTCTTTAAAAAACTCTTTCAGCCCCTCGCCGCTTTCCTTGCTGAGTGCAAACATTTTATCTTCGGAGAACCAGACTTCAAGAAATTGCTCAAAGCGCTACAGTGGCAGGACATCACCATGGTGGTAACAGTCGCGGACATCAACCTAGACTCTCAGCTCCACGACATTGCAATGAACGGTTTCCAAGCCCTTGGACCGGACGTGTCGACCCCAGAACGTCAGATGCTCCCCGGTGAAGACGACGATAGATTCGCTGAACACTACCCCGACATCCTGGGCTTCCTACTGGGTAAACGCGACCTCTTGAGCTACAAACCTCAGACACTCCAGCTGTCACACCCGCACAAATTCCTGCACAGTCGGAACTGGAGGAGGCGAGGTTGGAACAACAAAGGGCTCTCAATCTTCTCGAAGCTACACGATGCAAATCAGCCACCCAAGAATCAGAAAACCAGCCCTTCGACGCCACCATGTCTTTCCCTTTCCAAGCGCCCGAGACCGCCCCACTCACAAATGACAACCTGGGAAACGATGCAGAACACACGCATTCGGTATCCTTCACCTCATGCACTTCTTCATCACAATACGAAGACTCTGGTGCTATCTGACAACTCTAGTGAACACGGGAGCAATCCTTTTGGCCAGCTGCACGCTCGACTCAGAGAACCCGTAGCCCCCATACCAACGCCACCACCGACACCCACCTCGACGCACGAGCCCCACAACTCGGAGTGCCAGAATCCGGGCTGCATCCTAGACACTCTATCGGTGGACGAGAGCTTCGTGGAACTCCTCGAGTCCCTCCCCTTCCAACACGCAGACAAGATTCGCACGCGAAGAGCTTTCTTCTTCTGCACTCAACCATGGGGCTATGGGCACGATGCCATACACTACCGAACCTTCAAAATGCCCCTCTTCCTCTCAAACTTCATCCAAGAACATAGTCTGGACGTCAACTCTGCGCTAGTACAGTGTTTCACTCTCAACGCAAGAATCCCGTTCCACAAAGATGACGAGCTGTGCTACAGCCTTGTGCACCCAGTGCACTGTGTCAGCACTGGCCTTGCTAAACTCGAACTGAAGAGGGCAGACCAAAGATCAATGTCTTACCACCTTCAAGGTCCATGTTCTTATACGCTACCAGGCAACTCCCAACAAGCTTGGAGACACGCAGTCACCGCACTCTCACAGAACCGCATCTCAGTGACATTCCGCAAGCAGCTGAAGCCAGTCTTTAATACATCGTTTTCCACGCTACGACTACTGGAACCATTTATGGAGCAGGAAGCGGCGACATATAGGACCGCTTCCCCCGCACCCATTCAGAGCGATTGCATGACCGGAATTGCATCATCTGGGGAACCAACGTCCGTGCACTCTACTCCAGACCTGGAATTCGCCACACTCTCAGACACCACTTCCGAGGGAAATTCACATGAAGCAGACTCGACCGACGGCACGGAGACTTCAGTTCGCGACGCCTCAGGATTCCACGTTGCACCGCCGCCAGAAAACCCGGCTCCCCCACTCCCCTGGGAACAATGGATCCCTAAGCTGAATGCTCTAGGGTTCTCTGGACTCGCTCGCATTAGTGACCCTCAGGACAAAGACCAACTTATATGCCCAATTACATGCATCAAATCCGGTTTCGGCATATTCCTCCCCGAGGACACTGACACCAAGCCCTTCACCGATTTGCTCACCACCATGCACCGTATGCCCTGCGCCTATAAAGTCAACAATTCCAGGGCAAAAGCATACGCTTCGGATGTTGAAAACTCGCGAACAGGTCTGCTCTTACGATCACAACCTGACCACTGGAAAGAGGCTTTAACAATGCAGGCTGAAACGGCGGACCACACGATCGCACTCTCAGTTATACATGGAGCTGGCGGGTCAGGCAAGTCACACGCCCTTCAACAGCTTATCAGAGAAAACCCCGAGCTCAATTTCCTGGTTGTGTGCCCCACCAATGAACTCAGACTCGACTGGCTCGCCAAGCTGCCAAAGGTCGAATTACACAGAATTAAGACCTTCGAGAAGGCGCTAGCAGATTCCACAGCTGCCACAATAATCTTTGGCGACTACTCAAAATTGCCAGCTGGCTACATTGAGTGCTACTTAGCTGCCAGACCCACCGCCACTTTGGCGATCCTCACCGGTGACCCGAGACAGTCTAGCTACCATGAGTCTAATGAGGGCGCGATGATTTCCCAACTCGCACCTTCTACCAGTGAATTTGGACAGTATTGTAGGTACTACATCAACGCGACCCACCGCAACAAACAAGACTTGGCGCGAATGCTCGGCGTCTACTCAGAGCGCACCGGCCTGACCTCCATCTCCATGAGCTCAAGACCACTCACTGACACCCACCTGCTAGTTCCGTCTATCATCAAGAAGAGAACCTACATGGAACTTGGGTACAAGACTTCCACATATGCTGGCTGTCAGGGAATTACTGCTCCCAGACTACAAATTCTCCTCGATTGCGATACCACCCTATGTGCTGATGAGGTCTTGTACACCGCCCTCTCCAGGGCTGTTCATGGCATCCACTTCATCAACACCGGAGCGACGAGCGGTGCTTTTTGGGACAAGCTGAACGCAACTCCTTACCTCAAGACCTTCCTAGACTTCACCAGGGAGGAGAGGCTTAAGGAAAGTCAACCGCGCGAACAGGAGCCCACAGAGCCTGAGGGCCCCACTACACACTTCCCAGTTGAAAACGAAAAGTTCGTGCTTGAAGAGCAAGTCGAAGAGCTACTTGAAAAGCATGACCGTGAAATCCTTCGCCCCGACCATGGACATACCAATTGCGTACAGACGGAGGACGCTGTCATACAATTATTCTCACACCAACAGGCCAAGGACCAAGCCCTCCTCTGGGCCACGATTGAAGCAAGGCTAAAGATCTCCAATCCCAAGGCCAACATTGCTGAGTTCAACGCAAAGAAAGAGATCGGAGATGTGCTGTTCGAACACTATCACCAGGCCATGAAACTTCCTGACAAACCAATCCCGTTCATGGAGGACTTGTGGGTAGCCTGCGCCCAGGAAGTTCAAGGGACCTACCTCTCGAAGCCAATCAACATGTTAAAGAACGGAGAGTACCGCCAGTCACCGGATTTTGATAAGAACACAATTGCGCTTTTCCTGAAATCCCAGTGGGTGAAGAAGATGGAGAAACTTGGAGCCCCAAAGATTAAACCCGGACAAACCATAGCCTCTTTCCAGCAGTCTGCAGTTATGTTATACGGTACAATGGCCCGTTACATGAGGAGGATGAGAGAGGCGTTCCAACCCCCAGAGATCATGATCAATTGCGAGAAAGACCCCCAAACGCTGAGTCACTGGATCCAGAACTACTGGAAGTTTAACAGCTACGCGTACGCCAACGACTTCACACAATTTGACCAATCGCAGGATGGCGCAATGCTGCAATTTGAAATCCTCAAGGCGAAGCACCATTCGATCCCTGAGTGGGTGCTTGAAGGTTACTTAGATATTAAGACTAATGCGAAGGTGTTCTCGGGTGTGCTCAGCATCATGAGACTCACAGGGGAAGGTCCTACATTTGACGCGAACACTGAATGTAATATTGCCTACACCCACCTTCGCTTCGACGTACCAAAAGGAACGGCCCAACTCTACGCAGGCGACGACTCCGCGCTGTCATGTTTGCCACCTGAAAGACCATCCTTCGCTGATTTCAAACAGCAGTTAACACTCACTTCTAAACCTGCACTCTTCGCTCAGAAAAGAGGTTTCTGGGCTGAGTTCTGTGGATATCTCATTACACCACTGGGCATAATGAAGGATCCGGCGAAATTGGCGGCGACTGTGGTCTTAGCACAGAAACAGAACAAACTCCACGAATGCTGGCGTAGCCACGCTCTAGACCTCAAACTCGCATACGTGCACAGGGACGCATTAACAGAAGTGCTCTCCGAGAAGCAACAGGAGCTCCACCAATTAACCGTTAGAACTCTGGTTAAGTCTGGAGCTTCAGAGATTTTAGATTCTTGAATCAATATGAATACATTAGTAGATACCTTAGTAGAAGCAGGTTTCATTCGCACCCACGAACCATTATCCAATCCACTGGTGGTTCACGCAGTTGCAGGAGCAGGCAAATCCTCACTCATACGAAGACTCCTTGAAACTGATGCCACCTTCCGCGCCTTCACTCGAGGACCTCCTGACCCCCCTTCACTAGACGCCACCGCCATACAGGCCTTCCAACCCAATCCTCCCAGTCACCTCTTCAATATTCTAGATGAGTATCCCGCCGGAGAAGTGAAGGGACCCTGGGCCGCCTTGTTCGCCGATCCACTGCAGCACCGAGCACACCCTAGACGACCCCACTTCATTAAACGCTGTTCTCACCGACTTTCAGCCTCAACCGCCGCACTACTGACCTCACTAGGGATCCCAATAACCGGCACCGGACAAGGAAACTTCACGTCTGCGCATGGCGTGTTTGAAGGGCCACTAATCGGAAAGATCATCTCACTTGACAACCACATATCACTTCTCCTCAGCAATCACTCCGTGCCATACGCCACCCCAGACGACGTCCTAGGCCAAGAATTCCCAATCACTACAGTGATCTCAGCTCTGCCCTTACACGCCGTTTGCGATAAAGTGGGCTTATACATCGCTCTGTCGAGGCATACCAGTGAACTACATGTCCTCTGCCCCAATCCACCTCACCCCACCACCTGACCACTCTAAGGTATTTATTAGTGTAGTAGTAGGAGTATCGATAGCATTGTGTGTTTTCCTATTGAATAAAAATTATTTACCGCACGTGGGTGATAACCTGCATTCACTACCACACGGAGGGACGTACTGTGACGGAACCAAATCCATCAACTATCGAGGCCCATCTCACCACACCTCCTCAACAACCCCTCTCTGGGCGGTTATAGCCACACTCACACTCCCACTGGCCATTTTCCTGCTCAATGCGCGCCGAACTTCTCATCACTCTACTCTCCGCTGCGGTCACGCTGCTTGTGCTTCAGGTCTGGACTCAACCAACCCCTAATAGTTGCTACATCGAAGTTAACGGACACACCGCTTACACAAACTGCCCGCCCTCACCACACTTGGCCCAAGTCGTCGCCCATCTCAAACCACACTCACACGCGGTTAAGTTTCCAACTGGGTTGAAACAAAATGACAGACAAGACTGCAGCCACCAATGTCCTCTCTAAGGCAGTCAACTCAAACGCTATTCCTTTTACCACCCCAAAACCTGAGGAGCTCAGCGCCATGACATTCACTCTCAACAACCGCTCTTTACCCACGCCGGGAGAGCTAATAGCCATCGCCGAGCAATGGAAAACACTTGGTGTGCCAGGCGAAGCGGTCACTACGCATGCACTCCAGCTTACTATGTTCTGCTATCACTCCGGCTCCTCTCCAAACACTGAGATAACAGGAGACTCAGCCACACCAAAAGTCACTTTGGCACAGCTAGCAGGCGTTGTCATGCAACACACCACCCTGAGGAAATTCTGTAGATTCTTTGCCCCACTCGTTTGGAATTGGGCTCTCGATCACAAAATTCCCCCAGCTTCTTGGCAGGCTAACAACTTCCCACCAGACGAGAAGTACGCTGCCTTTGACTTCTTCGATGGCGTCACCAATGGCGGCTCCATGCTCCCAGCTGACGGCCTCAGGCGCCAACCCACTCCCAAGGAACTCATCGCTCACGCCACCGCTCAGAGCACCAACATTTTCACGGCGTCACAGAACCAGCTTCAAACCGCTTCAACCCATCTTCTGCACACCAAAGGTCGCTTCTCCACAGAACCCACCAAGCAGTACTACCTCCCAGGCCCCGAAGCCTGACTACCTATATGCATAACTTAATATGTGTGGGAAACAGTTTCACTAGACTTCTGTTTTAAAAAAAAAAAAAAAAAA